CGGCTTGATTGGGCTATGCTGGATGAACGCGGGAAAGCTTTGGCTGTGGCTATATGTGGGATATATCGTGTTCCGCCTACGCTTATCGGTATTCTCGACAACGCTTCGTACTCGAACGCCACCCAGCTTGATCACCAGTATGCCAAACATTGTATCCAACCACGCGTTTCACGCGAAGAAAATCACATGAACGCAGTGCTGCTTACGGAAGCAGAGCGCCGTGCCGGTTTCGTGATTGAGTACAATCTCAACGAGCTATACCGAACTGACATAGATACAAGATTTTCGGCATATCGCAAGGGCTTTGGCATGGGCGCGCTCAACCCGAATGAGATTCGCGAACGTGAGGGGTTGAACCCTCGTGAGGACGAATACGGAAATACTTTCTATGTGGAATCATCTTTCATGCCCGTTGATCGTGCCGTTGAACAGCAAATACAGGAAACGCGCGAAACGAATATTGTCGAACTTGTGAGGGATAGAAAAGATGCCATATCTGAATAAACACGCGTGTCGCTTGCACGATCCGGCCAAATATGATGAGTTTGCGCGAGACGAAATGGAAAGCGAAGGGAAAATACTGGACGTGATTTATGGCGTGAAAGACGGAAAATCGGAAATACAGGCATATCGGTATCCGAAAGACACGTGGACGGAACAACAAGCCCGTTCGCATTGCAGTGCTCATGACGGGATTGATTTCGAACCGGCAAACGAAGAACGAAAAGCGGAAATGCCGGAACGCCGTTCATTGATGACAGGCGGGATGTTCCTGAAAGAAGAAAGCGGAAAACGTACACTTACAGGCTATGCGGCGCGATTCGGAGTAATTTCGGAAGATTTGGGCGGGTGGAAAGAGGTTATCAGGCCGGGGTTTTTTACGGACGCGCTTCGTTCAGGTCACGACGTATACGCGCTTTTCAATCATCGTGACGAATACATTCTCGGTGAACGGAACGCCGGAACACTTCGGCTCGAACAGGATGATATCGGTTTGCGCTTCGAGATTGATATTCCTGACGCGCAGTGGGTGAGAGACATGATTATCGGGCCTGTGGAACGCGGGGAGTTGAAAGGGAACTCGTTCGGGTTCGAAACAAAGCCGTATCGGTCAGGCTACAAATGGGAGCGAGACACAGATCACGGTGACGTCCGTGTGCTGCTTGAAAACGGTGCGTCAAGACTGTACGACGTTTCGCCTGTCACATACCCGGCCTATCACGGTAATCCCCTTGCACTGAGAACACTGAACCAGTGGCGCAACATTCAGAAAATAGGTATTGAAAAATCTGATACGGAATACGTATCGGGTACGCATATATTAAAACTACGGGCCAATGCCCGAAAACGGAGGCACGGAATATGGATTTGAAGAAAATACTCCAGGAAAAACAACTTGAAATGCGAGAGGCATTGGGCGCGTATGACAAGTTTCTTGCGACATTGCCGGAGAAGGAAGAAGACAGAAGCGAAAAGCAGGCTGGAAAACTTGCTGAAATGCTTTCTGCCCAGGATGAACTTGAATCCGCAATCGTCGAACTTGAAAAAAAGATCGAACGGCAGGCACAGGCTGAACGGTTCGAGTCGAGGAAATCTCGATTTGCCGAAGTCGTTGACGAAAAACCGGAAACTCCGGTACACGTAGAAGTACAAGACAAGCCTGTGTACGAGGGTCGTTGGGCGTTGGGTCAGCAACTTATCGACCTCGCGACCGTAAGCACACACAGAACCAGAAGCACACCGCAAGGCAAGGAAGCGGCACGGCGTATTGAGCGGGCCGAGAACAGGCGCGCGAATATCGCGCAACGAATGAATTCTTTCAGAGCGGCACAAACACCGAGTCACAGCGAGATTGTACCGAGTGACGGCGGAATATTTCTCCAGACTGAAACGTCTACGGAAATGCTCGACACATCCGTTGGTCTTGGAGCGATTGCAAGCCAGGCTCGTAGGCGCACAATGAGCGGGCCGGTCACGAAGCATGAAGTCATTGCAGTCGACGAAACGTCACGTGCTGACGGCTACAGGTACGGTGGTATCAGATGGTATCCGGTTGCGGAACTGGCTGATATCACGGCTTCACAGACAAAGTGGAACAAGGTTGCGCTTGAACCGAAAAAGATCGGTGCGGCGTACCATGCCAGCGAGGAAGTACTTACAGATGTGACGTTTCTTTCCGGTGACGTGAACGATCTGGTTACGAAAGAATATGCGTTTTCAATCGATCATTACGCGTACGAGGGCGACGGCGCAAGCGATCCAATGCTGGGGCTGATGAATTGTCCGGCTAAAATCGCGGTGCCAAAAGTTGCTGCCCAAACGGCGGACACGATTGTAGCACAGAATGTCATGGACATGAAGAAGAGATGTTCCGGCTATCAGAACGCGGTATGGTTTGCTAACCAGTTCATTGAAGATCAGCTGATTCAACTGTTCATACCTCTGGGTGATGCCGGTGAATTGATGAAAATTTATACACCGCCAATGACGCCGGACGATGTCGCCACGTTGTGGGGTAGGCCGTTGTACTTCACCGAACACTGCAACGAGCTCGGAGATGACGGGGATCTGGTGTTGGCCGATATGACCCAGTATTACATTGTTGACAAGGGCGGAATCAGCATGGCTTCATCGATTCATGTCGCATTTCTTGCGGAACAGCGCACATTTCGTTTTACATCGCGTGTCGACGGGCAGTGTATTTGGAAAACTCCGGTAACCGCTTACAAGGGGTCAACGACCATATCACCGATCGTGACAATCGCAGACAGAGCATAATAATCAAGCTAACACGCTTGAAGGAGGAATATATAATGGCTGAAAATTTTTCTTATCCGGAAACGCTGGCCGACGTTGATCTTGTGCTTGCACAGACAGGCGCGGCAATAGGCGACGGGGATTTCATTACGGCGTCAAACGCGCACCTTATTTTTCTTGTTGTTCGCCTGGCTTATGGCGCGGACGCCGATTGTGCGGTGACATTGATCGAGGCAGACGACGTGGCCGGAACAAACCCGTTGACGATATCTGCAACGATGCCTGTATACATCAACACCGATGTTTCGGTAACGAACGTATGGACACGCACAACTGACGCGGCAAACTACACGATTGACACAGGTGATGGAAAATCGCAGAAAGTGTGTTTCGTGCTGGACCCTGCAAAATTGACACCCGGGAAAACAGCAGTAACCGTCAATATCGGAAACTCGGACGTTGCGAATATCATAAGCGCACAGGCTGTTGTATGTCCGAGGTATCCGCAAAGAACTATGCTGACGGACCTTGTGGCGTAATGCGCGTAAAAATATTGAAACCAATTGCGGGGTGGCCCCCTGTAGGTTCGCAGACGTGTACGAGCACAAGAATCGCAATTGATCTTGTGATGTCGGGACACGTTGAACCTGCAGAGGAGCATCCGGGTTTTTTAAGGGCTTTGCAAATGCGCCGGGAAGAACTCAAACTCAATCCTGAATGCAAAACGGACAATGGCAATGGTTCCGGCGCAAAGCCCGCCAAAAAACGAAAAAAGGCGACGCAAAAACGAGCAAGAACGCGGACGACAAGGAAGAAACAATGCGGCTAAAAATAATACTGTTGTGCGCGATATTCGCGTTATTTTCGGCATCCGTAGGTGCGCAGACAGCGACGTACACATTGGCTGAATTCGGAGACGCTACGAATACCGTGGCATTGACGATTGACTGGGTTGCGGACGGGACAGGCGCGGTGTCATGGGATACAGATGTGACGCCGACAAATGCGCGTGAATCAATCACGGAATATCTGAAAGGGATGATGTGCGTTAGGGCTATTACAATACCTGATGGTGTGACACCGCCAACCGCCAATTATGATATTGTCGTGAATGAGAATTCCGGGGACGTATTCGGTGGTACACTCGCGAATAGGAGTGCCACGGCTACAGAGTTTTCTTGCCCCGATGTCCTTGCTGACGCGACGCTTGCGGCTTTCGGCGGAGCGATATTTTACGATACATGGACCGTTTCAGTCACGAACGCCGGTAGCGGCGGAACCGGCCAATTGATACTGATATTCGCAAGATAGGATATTTGATCATGAAAAAAATAATTGTACTCATAATTTCAATATTCCTATCAGCCAACGCCTATGCCACACGTCCTTTTCTGTTTGGTGGCGGAGGTGGCGGAGGTGGCTCCGGGGATATGTCGTCATCCGTCTACGATCCGAACGGTGACGCTTGCCAGATAGCTTGCGAGGCTTTCCAAGTGAACGTCACAAGTCCGATTACAGGCGGTGGAACGCTTACGCTTCCGTCGCTGACAATAGGCCATGCCACTACCGCCGTTACTCCGGGGTCGTATACGTCTGCGAATATAACAGTAAATGCTTACGGGCATATTACCTCTGCCGCTAACGGGAGCGGTGGTCTCTCACCGGGGACGACATTGGGAGAAATGTTGTATTGGGACGGAACATGGAACACGACGGGAACAGGGTTCAGGAACAGGTACGGGATCAATATCTTTGAGTGCGCATCGCCGTCCGTGGCGCTGCGAGTTACAAGCCCAACCGTGTTAAGAGTGGATTATGACGGGACCAGATATACGGATTTTTTAGGCACGACAGACGGAATGGTTGTAAAACCGCTTGGTCTGACACGTACGATTACATTCGAATACGCGTCAAGTAATTGGTATGGACTGACGCTAAAAAACGTTTCAACGTCAACAACTGGCACGGAGTGTACGTTCACGCATGATTCTGCTTCTCCGGCGGATGGCGATTTCATAGGCGCTTTCCGCTATTATGGCCGTGACAGTGCGGGAAATTTGGAGCAATTCGCGAATTTCTTTGCATCGCAAACAGACGTGACAAACGGAACCGAAGACGGGCGGGTACGTTTCCGTACGGTTGCGGACGGTACGTTCGACGAAAGAATCGATATTGACGGAGACATCGTATATCTGCACGACGACGTCCGCGTTATCGATTCGGTAGAAATCCAGGGGGTTGAAAAACAAACGTCCGTTATCACGCCGACTGCGTTGAGCGCACACACGGACGACTGGAGCCCTACCGGTCTTTCTACTACGCGTATTATCCGAATGGACGCGTCAGCAAACTACGAGCTTCGTGGGATAATCGCTCAGACAGGAGGCCGTGTTATAACGCTTATCAATATTGGAACAAACGATATAAAATTGAAACATGAACAGCTAACGTCCACGGCAGCGAATAGATTCATACTCGGAGCGGATTTGACGCTATCGGATTATGATTCATGCGTCATTTGGTATGATGACGTTTCGTCTAGGTGGCGTATAATAAGTTCACACACATAAGGGGATTGTAATGAAAGAAAAAATCGTAGGGTTGATACTCGTAATCGTAATCGGATTTTTCGGACTTGCCGGAGCGGCATTGATCGACGACCAGAAAGCAACGTATCTTTCAGATATGCGAACACTGGCAAACATGATGAACGATGTACGCGAGTATGCAAAAAATATGGATCAGAAATGGTCGAGCCTTGCACTTGGAAGCGGCGGGGCAAACGAGTTCATCCAAGCCGATATTGATGCTACCGTGTTTTCGGGCCTTACCGTGGCGGATTTGACGGCTACGGTTACAACGGCCCAAGCTTACGAAACTTGGTTCGATGCCGGACATGATGACAATATGCGAAAAATAATGAAATAAAAACGTGGACGAAGCCAAAATCCTCATAGGTCTGGTTGTCGCGTGCGTGACGCTCGGGGCGAACGTGTGCGCGATAGTAGGAAGTTTCTACTACCAGAAATTTCAGTTACAAAAAGCGGTAGAAGGTCAGGACAAGCTGAATCGGCTTATGTACGACTCGGACGGAGAGCCGCGATACAGAACAACCAATGATTGTAAAGATTGCCGGAAAGAGATCTGTGAGTACATCAAGGCGCAATTCGAGGATATGGGCAAACACGTCGAAATCAGGCACAGGGAACACAAGGAAATGGTTGTGCGTATCCATAAACGAATCGATGACGCTTTCGGGTTGACGACGGAGTGACCATGCCAAGCCCTTCCACACTTACATGGATTGTCGTACTTATCGTGTGCGTATTTGCTTTGACAATCGCGTTCACGATCAAATGGGCATGGGACTGGCATTGGCGTAGGCGTATGTGTTTCAAGTTGTTGAAACTGGAAAGACTTTTGTTGAAATTGGAAAAAAGAGGGCATGACAGATGTATACACGATTGATTATATTGGTCATATTCATCATGCTCTTTTCGGGGTGTCCTCCGTTATGATCTACAAAATGGAAATCAAAACTCTTCCTGACGGGCTTCCGGTTTCGGTGGCTGAGTGCAAGGCGTTCATGCGACGTGAGGCCAGTTTCACGGACGACGATATCATGATTCGTGACGCGCTTATCCGTGCGGAAGCGACGCGAACGGAAACAAATACGGCACGGAAACTATTGCGCCAAACGTGGGTGTTGTCCCTCGGAAACTGGTGGAGTACTTCGGTTCCTCTTGATATCCCATTCGGGGAATTGTCAGTTGTCGAAATCCGATACACTGATTATGACGGAGTGCAGTCCGTGTGGACGTCTACGAATTACGAGGTTTTCAAAGGCAATCGCACAGAACCCGGTAATATCATGCTTGCACAGGAAAAGGAGTTCCCTTCTGATACACTTTCAGAATACTGGCCGATTGAGATCGAGTTTGAATGCGGGTTCTATTCCGGAAGTGTTTGGGATGATGCGACGGCGTACACACTCGGTGATATCGTGATACCGACAACAGAGAACGGGCTTGCTTATGAGTGTACGGTAGCCGGGACTTCCGGTGGTACGGAACCGACATTTCCGCTTACGATAGGCGGAACGGTTGTTGACAATACTGTCACCTGGATGGCGGTCGGGGAAACGGTTCCGTATGCGCTGAAACGAGCTATTATGATCGGAGTATGTGACGCGTACGACCAACCAGGTGATATCCTGTTGTATCCCAATAAGAATCTGCTTGAGCAACGTCGGCTAATGCTTGAAACCTGGAGACTGCACTAAATGGCCTTTGACGCGTACATCAATGCGGGGGATTTTCGGCATAGTGCGTATGTCGAGAGAAATGAGCCAGTGAACGTCGGAGGTATCACTTCCGATAATTGGGTCGCATATATTGACGAACTTCGTGTTGCGCGAAAAACAGTGTCTCACAGAGAGTTTTTCAGAGAGGATACTACACGTGACTATGTCGGAGAAGTATTTTATGCAAGGCGGTTTTCGGCAGGGAAACGAATCGTTCCGGGTATGAGATTGACCGTGTACGACGAAAACGCACAAACTGATATCACGTATTTGGTCGACTACGTGAAAACACCGAACAATATCAGAGCTCCGTATGCGATCCACGCGCGTGAGATTGTCGCAGTGGGGGAGTGCTGATGAGTGTTGATACGCAATGGTACGGCGACGATGTGCTCCGAGATACGATATTGGCAACTGAAAAAGCTGCGGAAACAGTGGCCGAACGCGTATTGGCTCAGTCACAGTCGCTATGTCCGGTTGATACAGGAGAATTGAAGCGAAGCGGAAAGCTGCTTCGCGCGAAGATGACGAGCACGGACACACAGTCCGTGTACGTACGGTACAATACTGACTACGCGTTTTATGTCGAAGTGGATACCGCGTTTCTTCGCAGAGCACTAAAAAAACATGGGCGCGTGGCGGAAAAAGAATACCAGGGGAAACTTGACTGATGGCCTCAAACTTTCAGGAAGCACTCAGAGAAGCGATATACAGCGTGTATACGGGTAGTGCGCTTGAAACGTTGCTTACAGGAGGGTTACACTACGGACGTGCGCCGGCATGTGCTCCGGGGGACGGAGCGGAAATCAGACCATACGGTGTATTCAAGTTGCCGACACTCGAAAGAGCGGACACGTTCACGGAAACGATACACGACGGGCTGCTACAGTTTGAGTTTTTCGCAAACGATATACCGACTATTGAAACGGCAATCGCAGAGTGTGAAACGCTGTACGATAGCTCCGGAACAGAAAGCGCAAAGTGGATCGAGCCGGATTCAACGTATTGCGCGGGGTTCATGTGTATTCGAGAAAATGTCGTTTTTCCTATTCCGACAAGCAAGGACAAGTTTTCCAACTGGAAAGGGATGGTCGATTTCAACATACTACCACAACAACTCACGCCATAAGGAGGAATACCAATGGCTTTAATTGAAAGACCTTTATACACCGTATCTTCAAAGGCTGCTATCCAGCTTGACATTGATCAACCGTTGGTAGATCGTATTTGGATCAACGGGCTTAATTCGCTTACACCCCCAACGCTGGACAGGGGCACTTTCGACGTTCAGGAATTCGGAAAGGTATCGCTGACAGTCGCAGGATTGCCGTTGTTCGGGATGATGTCTTGCGGCGGAAATTTCATATTCGGTGACGCCGGTCAGTCGAACCTTGCGAATAAGCTTGTACTTCAAACCGAGTTTACGAATATGGCGGTATATCTGCTTCGTGACCTTTCCGATTATACGAACGACATTATCATGCTTCCGGATTTGGCGAACGACCCTGAATCCAAGTTCCAAGTGAAACAGGTGTCACCTGGTGCAGGAAACGTGAACGCCGTATATCCGGGGACGTTCGAATTTACGGCAGAGGGATTGATGGTTTACACAACCGTTCACCTTTCCGATGTCGGCGGACCGGACATTACGTTCACGGCCGGGACTCCTGACACGATTACGGACGCATCCTCAAGATTTGTTACCTCCGGTTTTGAATCCGGTATGACTCTGTACATCGAGGACACGGCAGGAACAGGCACAAACTTCCGGAAAATGGGTGTCATCGACACCGTTGCTGCCGGAACGCTTACGATGGAAGAGGACAATAACTTGGTTACGGACGCGGTAGGGAGCGCAACATACATCCTTCGTGCCGGCAAGTTCGGAGTGTAATCACGATTTCGGGAGCCCTTGTTTCGGACTGACAACGTGTTCCCGTGCCGGCGGGATGCTTTCCCCGGTTCCCCGTCCCGCCGGCTTTTCGCAGAACCGGGACGGGATCATGAGAAACTATCTGGATAAAAACATAATAACGCTGACGCTAGGGCTAATATCAGTCGTGTCAATAATGTTCGGAATCGACGGTTGTGAGACACTTACACTCGCAATCGCAAGCGGGCTTATAGGCGCGCTGAACAACGGCCGTATGAGTGTCGAAAACAGAAAGGAAACCGGGAAAAATGAAACTCAGAACGACGTTTAAGATGTGGCAATCATTACCCGAAGAGTTGGACCCTGACGGCACCGGAGCCGTTGAAATCAAGGCCTTCAACGAAGGTGATAACCGTGCAGTACAGGATCATGCCACGGAGATGACTGCGACACTCGACCCGAACGCTTCAATTGAAACACAGGAAGGCAGAGCGAAAGCGCTCAGGCCCATGGCGAAATTCAATCAGTCGAAATGGGCGGAAAAATTCGCACTGCTTCGAATCACGGATTGGCGCGGATTCTATGACGCGAACGGAAATTCTCTTCCGTGTACGAATGCCAACAAGCTGTTATTCGCGGCGGAAGATGGTTTCATTGACTGGCTTTCGGAACGCGCAAGGTTGATTGACGCTCACGCAAAAAATCAGTTGGACGAACAGGAAAAAAACTCACTATACTCGCGCGTGCCGTCATCGGAGTCGGATGCATCGGAAACTCCTGTCAAACGTGCGGGGAAACGTTCAGCGAGTTCCTGACGTTTCCAAACAAGGGTTGGAAACGCACATTGAAAAAGATGATTGCAAAGCAAATACCGGAGCACATACAAGAATACGAATATTTTGTAGCTTCGAAATTGGACGCATACGGAAACGCTGAAAAAACGTTCAACACGCTCATGGACTTTCTGTGTTCGAAATGCTTGAGGCGCCAGGCCGTGCCAATGCCTGAAAACACGGACGCGATAAGTGCTTTCAATTCCGTGCTGTCATGTGTTCAATATGTTGCTCTCCCGAAACTTGTCGAGTCACGGGCAAAGGACGGAACACCGACAAAACAGATGGCGTGGGTGCGCGAACCGCAAAGGCCGAGTATCCATGATGTTGAAAAAGCAGCACGGTTGACGGATACTTCTGACGCGAATGATTGCACGGCAAGGACGCTGATAATGATGAACGCGTATTTCGACGCACTTTCAGAGAGGCGGGAATAGTGGCGATACTCGGAACGGCGGATGTCAGGCTTAGGACAACAGGTCTTGACGCATTTAAACGCGATATAACCGGTGCGGGGAAAGCGTTTAATGTTGTAGGGCGAGGAATAAGCGACTCTGTCAACAATATATCCGCTGCGTTTGACACGCTTGCCGGGACAGCCAAATCCGCAATGTCGTTCGTAAACGTCGCGTCTCAGTTTGAAACGATGTCAACGTCCCTGAAAACGATCATGGGGAGCGCGAATGCCGCTGAACAATCTTTGCAATGGATTACGGATTTTACTTCAAAAACACCGTACGAACTTGACCAAGTAACACAAGGTTTTATAAAGCTGCAAGCGTACGGAATCGACGCGACAAAAAATCTTGGAATACTCGGAGATACGGCAGGGGCAATGGGGAAAAGCCTGAACGATGCCGTCGAGATGTTCGCAGACGCTATCACAGGTGAAAACGAACGACTGAAAGAGTTCGGCTTACGCGCATCTCAAACTGCCGAAAAAATAACGTACGCGTGGTCCGAAGGCGGTAAGAATATGACGCTTACCGCAAACAAGAACGCCGAAGATATTACAAAAGCGCTCCAAACGATATTTAAGCGCTTCGAAGGCGGGATGGACACACAGTCAAAAACGTGGTCAGGCATGATGTCCAACCTGTCTGACGCGTGGACATTGTTTCAAAAAGCAGTGATGGACGCTGGTGTTTTCGATTTCCTGAAAAGCGAACTACAAGCCGTGCTTGCAAGGATTAACGAGCTTTCTGCAAGCGGCGAATTGAAGCGGTGGGCACAGGAAGCCGGTGACGCGATAGTTGGAATACTCGAACGCGCGAAGGTTACACTCGGATGGTTGTATGAAAATCGTGATCTGTTCGTGTCTTTTGGCGAAGGCGTGGTAACAGCTTTCGAAATAATTGAAATCGCATTCATATCCCTCATGGATGCCATAGGAACCGGATGGATCGAGATCAAGAACGCCGGTTCACTCGCCTGGGGGTTGCTCCAGGATGCTGCTGGGAAAGCGCTTGCCGCGATACTTACCGGGTTTGCGAAGATGGCGGAAGGCGTGGCGAAAGTTTATAATGCCATTGGCGAGTACGACCTTGCCGGTCCGGCAACACGGGCCGCAATCGCAACCAAAGCACTTGTTCGGGATATCAATAATTGGTCAACAAATCTCGAAAAAGCAAATGCCGTACGCGAACAAGAATTAAAAACACACAATGATATAATAGCGTCTATCATTGACGAACGCGCATCATACAAAAACCTCGCCAAAGACACGCAAAAAGCACAGGACGATATGGCGAAGGCCATGAAGGAACGCGAAGCCAAAACCGTTGACGCGCTAAAAAATATCGAAAAAGCAGAAGCAAAGAAAACGACGGCGGTAAAAAAACTCACAAAACAGGAGGTAAAGGCTCAGGAAAAAGCCGAGCAAGATCGGTTAAAAGCGATTGAACAGGCCACGCGTGAAGCTGAAAAATTACGCGAACAAGAACTTAAAGACTTCGAAAAACAGCTTGATTCCGGACGCCAGGCGTTTGAAGGGTTCATCGAATCGCAACTTGAAATTAAATCGATTTCGAATGAGTCCATGGCCGAGCTTGATCGCGTGTACTCCGAAATATTTCGGGACGCGAAGTTGGGAGATGAAGAGGCGTTTGATTTGTCCCTGGCTGAAATGCTCACGTCAAAAGAATTTCAGCTTGAAGAACTCAAAAAATACGATGACCTGTATTCGGTATACCTACGTGAAAAAACGGCGGCGGATGCGGAAACACGACAGGAGTTCTATAGAACAGCGAATGTAAAATCAGACGAGTGGTTGGCTCATGAGACAGCGAATATTGAAGCAATGTCCGCAAAGTTTGCAAGCGCCGGCGCGGATGCGGTGGAGGTCGAGAAATGGAAGACGGCGGAAATTGAAAAGCTGAATCTCGACAAGCTGAAATCAAATGACGATTTCGTATCCGGTATGCGCGCGGCACTGCAAGAATCACAGAACGACCTAACGACGTGGGCCGATGTCGGACGAACTACGTATCAGGCGTTTGAGTCAGGCCTTGCAGAATCATTTTCATCATTGATCAATTTCGCAATCAAGGGTGATCTGGATAACCTGAAATCGTCATGGGATTCCGTGCTTGATTCCATGCTCGGAAAAGTGGTTGACATACTCGCGCAGATGGCTGCGGAATGGGCTGCTGCCGGGATAGCCAAGGCCGCTACGGCAGGGATACAATGGCTTTCGGCAGAAACGGGTGCTTTCGACGTCGGTCGTACCGGTCCGGGTGAGATGGTTGACGGTGCTATCCCGGCATTGCTTCACGCCGGTGAGACAGTACTCCCTGCCGAATGGACTGACGCCATCAAGGAAGCCACGAACTTTGACGAGTGGAAACAGTCGATTTCGGACTTTTTCGGATTCTCCGACAATCCCGAATCATCGTCACTTCTTTCAGACGTTTCTGAGTACGGATCTACCGGAGCGTCTTTGTTCCGCGCGTATCAGGCGTTCGCAGAGGGTGACGAGGTGGCAGGTGTTGTCGAGGCAATGAACGCGCTTTCAGAGGCTTTCACGACTTACGGAGAACAGAACGCGAACGCGCTTGCTTCGCAGATCGGACAGGGGCTTGGTGAGGCTGCCGGTGTAATTGGTTCAGGGTATTCGGCATATCAGGCTTACGAGTCGGAACAGTACGTACAGGCCGTGGTAAATGCGCTTAATGCCATACAATCCGGTGTTGCTCTATATGGCACCGTTACCGGTACGACAATCGGAGCGGCCGGAACAGCTGCAGGTGCGGTATTATCGACGGCGTCAAGTGCCGTAGGCGGTGCCGGATATGGGCTGGCTGCTTGGAACCTGCTGACTTGGCTTGCAGGCAATCCTGAAATGGCAAGTGATCAGGCACAATGGGGTGCGGCAATTGGCGGTGCGATAGTCGGAGCGCTTGTAGAGCCGGAGGCTGGGCCGGTAGGCGCACTGATAGGCGGGATATTCGGGACCGGTATATCAAGTTCAAGGCGTGACAGGTTCGATCTTTCCGACTGGGATGCAACGATCAATGCCGAAAGGACTGTTGAAAACGGAAGGCTCGGATACCTGACAGTGCCACCTGAAGGCGGTGCGACACAAAACGCGTATCGCGTATATCTTGAACAACTGAACCTACAGGCCGACGCTGTGAACGCTTTGGCTGACAAGATCACAGGCGACATGGACGCCGGCCAACGCGAACAATTCAATTCAATGCTTTCTGACAGACTCGGTGCGAAACTTTCAAGATACGAGTCGGGAGGCGACTTTCTTGTTGACAAGGGTGCCGAATACGCCTCCAGGGTATCGGCCTACTACTGGAATGAAACGCTTGATGCGATGCAAAGCGCTGTCACAGAAGCCAAGCACCTTGGAATGCTTTCTGATGAGGATTTCGTATCTTATTCTGAAATGATGTTGCGAACGAAACCGAATTCAGAACTGATATACAACCCGTTCAATCCGCGACTTTCACCGGAATACGTTCGGCAACAATCCGCGTTTCAGGCAGCACAGGAAGAGCACAGGCGACACGAAGGACTGACAACTACGATCACGCCGCAAGGCAGGTGGGCGGAAGGCGCGCAAACAGGCGGTGTCGTTGTCCCGGGTAGCGAGGACGGAATGCTATCCGTCCAAGTCGGGGAGGGGATTATTCCGCTTCCAGGCATGGAGTGGTTGGAAAAACTCGGGAAGCAGTTCTTCCGTGACGACAGCCTCGGACCTTTCGGCGGGGAGTTTGCCGGAGTGGTACGCGAAACCGTACAACCGGTTGCGGATGCCGCGATTGACGCGAAAACGCGTGTACCTGATGTCGTTGTCAATATGCCTGGAATAGACATCCCGGAATACCCGCAACAGATGACCGAGTCTGCAATCATGCAGGAACTATTGTTGCACGATGCGGTTTCCAAGCTATTCAATATAAATCAATCCGTTCAGAACAACACAACAACGATATCAGAGGCCGTGGCATCAGTCGAAGTGACGAACAATGCGGGTTTTGAAAAGCTGTTGCAAGCACTGTGGGAAATTGCGAGATTGCAAAACGGCGTACTCGAACGAATAGCGTCAAAGACTACGCGTATCACAGCAACGGAAATCGTTGACCTGATTGACGCAGAGCTCGCAAATCGGGCGACTACCGGGAGGCTGGACCTCACAAACCCGATTGTGACTCAGATGGCACAACAATATTTCCGGGAACCGAGACAGGGTATGCCTTCCGGTTGGGGACCACAGGGATGGTGATATCATGAAACACGAAGCGATGCTTACACGATTACGAGCGCAATTGCTGAGACATGAGGGTATGCGCCTGAAGCCTTATATGTGCCCTTCTGGAAAGCTGACAATCGGAATCGGACGAAACCTTGACGACAAAGGTATTACGCGAGACGAAGCGCTTTTGCTACTGGACAATGACATAGCTGAGTGCGTAGCAGACCTTCGCTCGATCTTCCCGAAGTTTCACACGTACTCTGTTGAACGACAAACCGCACTGTGCGACCTCCGATTCAATCTCGGAGCATCCGGTTTCAGGCAATTCAGGAAGATGATTCGCGCGGTTCATGATGAGGACTGGCAGAAAGCCGCGACCGAAACCGTGGCGTCAAAGTGGTACTATCAGGTACAACCAGAACGCTCGAATACGATCTATCGCCAATTGGGGGACGGATAGAAATGGCGATTACGACCTGGTCCGACTTTATCAAGTCCTCGAATACCGAAAAACGCCTGATATGCGTGGCCGTGATTGCACAGGCAAGCGCTCCCGGAACAACGAAAACACTATACTTTTCAACGATTGACGGATTTGTTTCCGGGTTGTCAAATCATCTTCACGGCAAGCTGCTATCCGTGCCTACACTGACTTACAACGCTAACGAACTCGGAGGTATGCCAAGTCTTCCAAGTTGGGGTGACATAACCCTGCTACGTGAGGACGGGTATGATATTTCGGATGATCGGACAGGCATATATTTCAAGGACTTGGACACGACATGGCTGATTCGTGACAGGGGAGTACTCGTATATTACGGAGGTGAAGATTTGCCGTTTTCCGAGTATAAACTAATATTTTCAGGCCTATGCACAGGCGTTGAGAGATCCGATATGACCCTACGCCTAAACGTGATAGGCAACGAGTCAAGGGCTTACCGTGCTTCGGTGTCCTCGACACAGGTGACGGCAGCGGCGTGGCCGAACTCACAGACGAACGTCGGTGCCACAATCCCTACATGTATAGGCTATTGCTGGAATATAAAGCCGATCATTGTTGACTTCACAGTTGGCGCGGCACGTTACATATTTCACGATACAACGGTTGTGGCGTATACGGCATTGCTGGCTGTCTATGAGGACGGCGTGACGCTTACAGGCGGAGGAGTGCAATACACGGACAACCTTGACGGCACGTTTACGCTGACGTACACGCCAGCCGGTCAGATCACGTGCACTGTAAACGGCGCGTACAACTACCCTCTGTGGGCAACCTGTATCACGAACGTGTTGCAAAATTTCGCAGGTATACCGGCAGGCCAGATTGACGCGGCGGCGGTTGCTGCTGCGGATACCGCGCTCCCGTACACAGTCGGGCTATGCGTCACTGAAGAAACTCCGGTAATGGAAGTGATCCAAATGCTGTCATCGTCAATGCCGGCATGGCACGGGTTCGATAGAAGCGGCGTATACACGATGCGTGAATTGACTGACCCGAGCGGTGCGAGTATTGATTATTACGTGAAATCGTACGTGTCGAATGCCGCACCCGTAACCATCCTCGATGACTCGCTCACAGAGTCACCGCATGGGGAGGTGATTTACAAGTGCCTGGTCAAATATTATGAAAACAACACGCCCGTGGACGACGACCGACTTTCAGGGACGCTTACTCAGGCTCAGAAACGTCTATTCTCACTGCCATGGAGACAGAACTCGCGTACTGATACGCCTACGCTGACGACGTTTCCGTATGCCACGACGATGGAAAGAAACGCGCGCGTGCACAACGGGCTTTCTGCTTTTTATATCGCTCAGAAGTGGGTTTACCTGTTACGCGTACTTCGGAAACGCATACGGTTTTCAATCAAAACCATGAATATGACTTACAATATCGGCGACTGTGTTCTTGTGGAGTTTAGAACCGAATTACGCGACGGGAGTACTTGGTACAGGCACGGATATCAGACGACGAAAGGGATTATAATAGATATCCGAGAGGATTATAATAACAATATCGTAACACTGGAATTGTGGGCATAGGTGATTAAATGCCGATAGTAAATTACGCACCTGAAATATGCATACTTAACGAGAACGTACCGGTTGAATACGCAACGGAGTGGACGCTTTCGGCATCCTCAACAGCGGTCGGATTCCCTGTGACATCCGTAATCAATGATTCGGTTGGTATCGTATGGAAATCTAATCCGTCTGCTACGGCACAATGGGTCGAGGGAAACTACACTGGACCTCTGACCGGTGAAAACGTTGACTCTGTATGTGTCGTTGGTATGGACAGGAACGGGTTTGGTGAGGCATCAACAATGCGGATTCAATTGTGGGACTTGTCAGTCGTGAAATACGACAACACTGTAAACCTGTACAACATGCACACTGCTATTCGTGTGATAGAAAGTATACGCCCATACGTAAACCGCGCGCACTATTTTGGCAGACATCGGATTACCCGTTGGAGACTGACATTCACAGATCCGAGTGCTACGGGTTCAACGTATTGGTCAATCGGGAAAGTCTATGTTACTGAGAAATTTCGACCACAGGATAACTTCGAAGTCGGAGGCGCACAGTTACGCAGTGTGGATATGTCCAGATTCGAAAAGTCTTACGGCAACAACCCGAATATTGACGCGCGACCAAAACAGCGTGGTATGACTGTATCAATCCCGATGATACGACACAATGACGACATCGGGGAATGGTTGAGGCTGTTGTGTGTTACCGGATTAAGGAAGCCTGTATGGCTTGACGCACATCCGAACATACCGGAAGTGACTTTTTATGACGAAGTGCCCGCGTATTTCAATAACCTGTGGCAGTTCTACGGGTATATGGCTAATAATGTGAGTTTGGCCCGCCATACTGACGGACTTACAGTCGTAGGCGGGCGCATGGAGTTTGAGGAGGCGTTGTAGAATTACATTTGGCGCCTGACGACCGCGATTTCCTCGTCAGACAATCCCGTCACGTCAATCCACTCCCCTGAATCACACTCAACGCACAGGTGGTGCATCATGATTTCCAATGCGCCACATTTTTCGCAGTCTATGACCGATGTCCAAGCACACGACCGGTCGTAAAGAGAGTATATTGGCGACCAGGGGTCAACAACAATTTCAACCCCTTTGTCATTTCTGAAGCATCTTGTTTTCGTTTTCATCTTCCCTTTCCTCTATTTTTTGGGTCGTCAGGTCAGGGTCATCCGACCCTGCCCATTTAAGACCGTCGTCTGTCCGGATGCACTGACGGAAGTGCGGTAAACCGCCGGTTGTTCCGTCAGCAACAGGCGGATTCCAGTCTTCCATTTCCTCTATTATTCTCTCTCTAACCAGACTCGCAAAACTTCGTCCTTGCCGTTCGGCCTCTTCGACAAGCGTATCACGAACAGACCTTGGGATCGTGATTGAAGTCTTGACGAAAGTTTCTTTTCCTCCCAAATCGATGAGAAAATCATACGCTTGCCGAAGGGTTTGAAAGCAATACCATGACGCACCTTTCGAGAGACGCCATCTCCAGTCATCGGTGCGAGACAGCTTTTCGAATATGAATCCGTTGCGCTTTGCCCACGTTTCAACCACTGATTTT